GAAACCATTTTGTATCTGTTCGGGCTGGAACTAACATTACAGTGTTCGAGTGTGACTCCGCTGCCTTCTTAACCCAATCAGCAATTACACGACCATATGGGGGGTTACACCATACCGTCTCGCCTGTCCAGTCTTGCTTCAATCCATCTAACTCTTTCGTAAAATAGCGAGAAAGTTTGGCATTTGTATGATCCGCAGCAACATCAATGCTGAAGTTGAATTCATCGTTGAGCTCGTCAAATATATCCTGAGGTGTTTCCCACTCGACTGTGGCAGATTTTTGCATATACGCTTTACTCACGTCATTAACTCCCATAAGATTTGATTACGCATCACTTTTCTTCTTGTAGAATATCTGGCCATCGAACGTACAGTGCTCATCTGGCCTTAGGCAATTACTGTCGGTACATGCATCGCGTATATCCCACCACGAAACGTATTTACCCTGTGCCCATGGACGACCTGTACGTGTGCCTTCTTCGTAATACACTATAGTCTGTTTATTAATTGGAAGGCGGGTGGCTGTCTTACTCATCGCCTTCAACCTCCATTACAAATGCCTTACTCCTACCTGTTCGCTTCTTAGCTAGTTTCACGGCCTCATCGGCATCAGAAGCAACAATCTTCACCACTAGAGGATTGATGTACCTATATGGATATATTGGTAATACCCCGTCATCTGTCCTTACCTTGTATCTAAACTGTGCATCCTTGCTCATTTCAGTTCCTGTGACTTATAATGGTCTACAAAGTCGTTACTACATTTAGCTGGTATCTCAGACACTCTGGCGGCATCGTACATACGACAACCTTTTTCCTTCCATTCCTTTTCGGCAGTTGCTTGTTTGTCTGCCATCATAAACGGCACATAGGCTATTATAGCTAGCACTAGTAAAGCCAAGAATGTGTACAATACCTTATCAAATGTAGTAGATTTTCCTTCTATTGTTGTCATTTCAATGCCTCTCCTTTAATCGCTTATAAAGTAACCATGGGCTTATCGGGATGATAACTGTATACGCTATGAGCCATCTACCTAATTTCTGGTTTTCCATTCAATGCCTCTAGTTCTTTCTTTAGGTGAGCAATACGGTTGTAGAGCTCTGCCATCCTCTTTTTATTCAAGCCGCCCTTAATGAGTTCATCAGCCCTATCTACCTGCTCTTTTGTGCCTTCGTCGGTGAACACTGCTATGAATAGATCGACAAACTCTGGGTAGGGCCACAGCCCGCTCTGGTGCAGCCCATATGCTACGATATTCCGCAGCTCTTCATCACTTTGTGTAGGTTTGTTGTTAGGCATTATTAATATTCCTCTAGTTGTTTGGATGCAAAGGCATATTCATATGTGGTTACCGCCTTCTCAATGACTTCATATGCTGTTACGGATTCACCATCGACGTATGACTCACCGATTTCGCTTTCTCCATGTTTGTCTAGTGCATCAAAGAACTCGAACCCATACCAAACATCGTTATCTTTTACCATTACAAGCTGTCGCATATGATACCTTTCACGGTCTAGGTCTACTATCTTCACGTCTTCAAATCTTCGATCATTATAGCTTGCGCAATCATTTGCAATGTTCCAAGCCTCATCATCTGTCAGATTTAGTGTTTTGTTCATATCCCTTACTCCTTCTCTAGTTTTAAATTGTATTTGAAGGCACGGAGACGCTGTTGACGTAGATTGCTTCTGAGCACTAGATCGTTACCATCGTAGTTACCTAGAATATCCCTAACCATCGCTTCAATGGCGGCTTTAGCTTTATCCATTGCTTCTATGTTTGATTTATCGATGTGACTCAACTTCGGCTTATAATCAATTAAGAGTTGGGTGAGTAACGTATCAATGCTTTGTGGTTCGTTCATAGCTTTATACCTGCATCATCAAGGGCTAGTACGAGCTTTAGAAGTGCTTTCAGGGGCGTTTCTCCATATGTATAGACATCAAGACTAAAGATGCTCGATCCCCAGTATGCCTGAGATTCGTCATGGGGGAACATATGCTCGAGGTGAACTGCAAGCGTGCTGATTTTGTTTAGAAGGTAGTCTGATGTGTAGAGAGGTGTTTCAGTAACGAAGTTCAAATCAGTATTTGGTAGGTCGTTACGCCCTACTTCCAAATCAACGTGGTCCGTATATTCAACTTCGTGCCATGATTCCTCGACGTCTATCCACTTAGGAAATCGCTTATACACTTCCTTACATAGATCGAATAGTTCGTTATCCATTGTTCTTTTCCTTTTGAGATTCCCAGTAGGCATCGCGAGTAAGTGCGCCTAGAGAGAATGTCCAGTTATCTACTTCTTGTCGAGAGTATTCGCTGTCTGCTTTGCTGGTCAGATCGTTAAGTAGCTTATTGCGTCCTTCTAGCTCACGACGATCGCCGTAGGACTCCACAAAATCAACAAGTTTTTCCAGTTCATCAGGGTTAAACATGAGCTTAGGAAAAGATGTATAGCTAAAGTCGATTGAATCCAGCTGGCTAATAAGTTCTTTACGACGGTCTTCTGGTACTGATGTAGTAGGTGAGCTCATAACATTTCCTTTCTTTGGCTTGTAACGTGCCATAAATTGCATATATTGCATTGGTATGTTCGCAGATAATTGATTCCTGCCGCTTTATTTCGTCGCTTCCTTGCTCTTGTCGCTGTCGCTTTTGAATGATAGGTATGCTTCTGTTTACAAGTTGCTTTCGACGTAACTTGCGGTCTAATCATTTCTTATCCTTTACTGGAAACATCCGTGCACTCATATCTATAGATGATTTACGGCTTGTCTTTAGGTCTGGTGCTGGGGTATATTTAATACCTTTTACCTCACAGACTCGTTTAATAAATGCTTCTCGTGTCGGGGGCTTACCGCGTTTAATCCATTCCTTGGTAAATACCATACGTTCAAAGCCTGTTATTTCTCTAGTCATTGGCGAGCCATTCGTTAATACGGTCATCGTAATATTTATTACAAGCTGTACATACTTCTTGGGTTACTGTTTCTGCGTCATCAATACCGATGTAGTGTAAGAACTCCTTCTTATTTGTGCTTTCGTGCTGGCAATCCCACTCGCCTTGTTCGTTCATAATGTGCTTAGATGGCTCAAACGTCACTGAGATGCGCCTAGAACGGTAAGACATCATCTTACCTAGTGAACTGTTAGTCTCTGTTAGCATTGAGTGCCACCATCCCATAGATACAGGTGTAAGCTGTGATGATTTAGGTAATACTGGTTGCATTGTTTTGGTCATATGTGCTCCTTTGTTTATATATCTATCTTAGCACGACAGTGATATATATACAATAGGGTTAGCGCTTATTATTCCTATCAGTAAACCATTCTTTAACTTTTTTCTTTGCGTAGATAGCTCCGTCAACGACCCCTATAAGGAGCAGACCTGCTACTGCGATCATTGTTAAGAGAAGGATTATGAGAAACAGTATCGTAAAGGTTAATATTGGTGACATTTATTCATCTCCTAAGACTCTAGTAGGGTCTGGTTTGGTCCAACCTGCTTTAAGGGCTTTTTCTTCCCATGCCTCTTCAGTCATATATTTATCGTTAATCCATTCATCTATCCTAAGTAGAGTCTCGCCCTTAGGATGGTTCCAATACCTACTATGTTTGCCAACAATATCTAGAAATTCTGGTGGCCAACGAATTAACATATCAGATTCGTTCCACGCATCCTGCGTTTCTTCATCTAAAGAGTTCACTTAATTTCTTTTACCTTTCCCTTATAATCCTTACTTCGTTTCTTCTCGTTACATTCAGAGCATACAGGTGCTAAGTTATTAGGGTCTGTACGACTCTCTGGGTGTCTTGCTTTAGATAGTTTATGTTCAGCTTCTAGGTAGGGTACCCATTTACCACATAGATAGCAGGTGTAGTATCCTTCGTGGTTAGGTTTCTGGGTTTTCTTCCATTTAGCTACGGCTGAGGCTGTTTTCTTACCCTGCTTACCAATCCTATTAATTGGTTTAGATGGTTTGGCTTTACTCCTTTCCTTTTGGCATTTAGCACATCTTGTTTGGGCCGAGTTCCATATGATGATAGAACGGCCACAGGACTTACACATCTTTTGTGTTGGCATGTTCCTCCTTTTGTGAACTTTTACGGTTGAGTATGTGAGGCAAGGATCTGACGAGATGGGTTTTCAGTATCGGTAATTATACCGTGCCTGGGTTCTCTCCCGCACCAGACGAATATGTCGCCTCAATATACTCGTATAGTCACCTTGCATGATACGCGCCGTTTTGACTTGCACTTATGCTTGCCTAGGCAGTGGTCACGTTCCTTATGGGATGGACACTTCTAATCCAACCCACGTATCTCTCCAGCCACATTAGTTCTGTGATAGCGTCTATCTATTCCGCCACTCACATACTCATTTAGCGAGATAAATCTTTGGGTTCTTATGTTTACCAGCCTGGAAAGCTACTTTATCTCGCCATAAAAATTCACAATAGATTGAGTGTATGGTGCTGATAACAAGCAGTTCTAAAGCCACGGTATCCATGCCCTGTATATACCTCACGATATACACCTACTTGTTACCAGTACTACTACACTCAATCACTCAAATTGTTAAAGTGTTGGCGGCCCTCGCATAGCCGCCAACTGGTTGTTAAATTACGTCTTTTACTTTGCCTCGTACCACAATGTGGTGTGGTTGGTCTTTCTCGAGACTCTCGAAGTATATTTTAGTATTACTCAGATTTGACTGGTTTAGCATTTGTTTTAGCCTCCACAATTGAGCTTACTTGTTGGCTGATCTCACTGTAGAAGTTACTTCGTAATGTCCATCCAGTGATGGCACCAGTAGTTACCAGTACCATGGTTACAATTATACTCCACGGTAGAAGTGCAATTGCTACCTGCTTCTTTGTGTATGTAGGTTTTACAGAGCTCATTAGTTTGGATACCCCGCTGCTACTAACATGATGTAGACAAACCCGTACGCCGCTAGAGCGATAAGAGTCGTCCTTGCTACTGATTTTATATTTTGCATATGTTCTCCTTTTTATTTGAGCGGTGGAAGTGCCTTGTGGCGTAAATGGCGTGAGACCCTATTCATCTCGTTCCGTTGCTTTGGTCATAAGCCTTATTAAGCTTATGTATATATACTAGCACGGCTGTGCTATTAAGTCAAGCGTTCTGTGGTACTTTCTTTCCGTTTCTTCGGCTGATAGCTCCACCTTTCTTACCGGCACACATAGGTTTAGTATGAGTAAAGCTGAATGAAGGACAGTTACACTCTTCCCGCTTATAGAATCCCCCTGTAGTTCCCCGTACACCTCCAATTTTTCCGATCTCTCGGAAGAAGTTAGGATTCTTCTCTAAATTACGCTTCGCTGCCTTTAATCCTCCAGTGCGTGTTCCTGATATGATGCTAATGCCTCTTTTCTCGCTACTTCTAATTTTAATTGTGCTTCTGGCATTGTAGCGTAGCCATTCTTCCTGTACGTTATCCCGTTTAGGGTAAATCCATATCCCCATTTATTTGCTTGGCGATAGATGTTTTTAGGTAACATGTATTTCTGGCGCTGCCTTGGCACATACTCGACTCCGCTTTGGGCGAGCTTGTATACTTTTTCAGCTTCCCTGGCTGTTTTATATCTTCCATAGAACTTTCCCCTATACCTGACAACGTAGGATTTTTTGCTGGAGTCCCAGCAGTATCCTACCGAATCCCTATTCCTAGAATTATTCGCTTGTGTCGTAAGGCGTAGGTTAGACTTTCTATTATCTAGTCTGTTTCTGTTAAGGTGGTCAATCACTAGCTTATGATTGTCTATAGACCCATATACTAAGTGGTGCATCCTAATATGTTTTTCTCCTCTTATCTGAGTCATGGCATAGCCGTTGTCGTTTATATACCATTTGAACCTGTTGAGGAGCCCATAATCTTCATCGTCGACTACTATACTTTTATCGTCATTCGTAGGAGATATTATCTTCATGATGACACTAATTTTTATCCTTTCCTGTTTTACTTAGCTTCTCTGCTCGTTCTGCAAGCCCTTCTACGTCCCTGAATGGTCGTGAGGTACTCATCTTTCCACCTTTACTTGAAATAGCCTTCTGAAGCTCTATAACAGCCTCTTCTGAGCCATGACGCTCTATCATACGGCGTTTACGTTCTTTCTGATAGTTATCCCAGCTTCCGTACTTTTTAATAATGGTGGAGCGGTACTTATCGAAGTTAGTCAATTAAGTAGCCTCCTTTATGGTTATGGACTCCCCGTCCTTTGTCCTGACAATTACCGCTGATACAACTCCCATCTTTTGTAGTGAATTTGCCATCATGTCTACGTCATACATAGTCATTGAACCCTCTTTGACCTCAATGATGTATTTCTTCGAACGATCAATCTCGTGGGCTTTAAGTATGATGACGTCTATGTTAGTCATTCATATGTTCTCCTAGGTATTTAAGGGGGTCGTCAGATATTACCATCATTTGGAGATGATATTGCCAGCCGTGCCCATAGTCTAGACAATAACCGCCTGTTACATGATAACCGCCTGGGCAGCTGCTCTCCTCACCCCACAGTGACTTAGCAAATCTGTGATCGAACAAGAGTTCTTTTATTGGAAAGAACCAGAAACTTGCAGATGATCTAGCGTGGTGGCCGATTATCTGAACGCCGTCACCTACATCAAAATCATCGCCGTAATGAGCTCCCCATTTAGTCACTGGACGTCTGTCTCGCCAACCGGGTTTCCATCCTCCATCAACGGCCTTTTGGACAGCCGTCTCAAGTATCTCTTCGTTAGTCATTCTTGCTCTTCTTACTGTACTTATCTGATTTAACGTATTTACGCTTAGTAGCTGCAGTACGAGACTTTATTACGATTTTTGCGGGAATGGTTACGCTCTCCTTGGGTGGGGCTACCTCGATGTCTATACCTAGATGTTCGATGATAGCGTCTACTTTACCTAGAATGGTAGCCTTCCTGATGGTTTTCATAGGTCGGTAGTAAATGCTGTGGTACGACTGGCTATAATCGAGTTCTCTGTACGTTGATATATCCTCAGTCAGTGTCTTCCTAAGTTCTTTAATTTCATCTTCAAGTGCCTCTACTCTGCTTCTAGTAATCATATTATTTATCCTCCCCTAATAGCACAATGCGCCATTCCTTTTCATGTAGTTTGATAGATTCTTCAGCGTCTTTCCGTGTCTTAAATTTTACAGGTTCACCACTAACTGCCGTATAACCCACATCTACGCGTATGTTTTTACCATCATAGTAAGGGGAATAGAATTCATCTCCCAGCTTCCACTCATACCCCTTAGTATCTCCCTTAAGTACTTGTAGGGCTTTGAGGTAGGTCTGATGCTTTTGGACTTCTTGTCTTGTGCGGAAACAGTTTCCTATACTGACACGCTGCGGGTCTACGTTCCAGGAGTAAGAATACCTGGTGTTTCGTACATCCCCGTTATTGTCAAGATAGTAGTAAGCATCACCTTGCTTAGGCCAAGTATTATCCTCTAAAGCCTCAATAAGCTTCTTCTTGTCTTCCTCGGTTAGTTTCTGTGTATCTAGTTCTATAGTTTGGTTTGATAGTTTAAGGTTCATTATTTCTGCTCCTCGCAGCTAATTAAGTTAGGGTACCAGCTAAAGAATCCATTACGCCATCCTGTAGTGTCACAACTATATTTCTTACCTACCTGAATCTGGTTATAAAGGTCTGAGCTATTCCATTTACCATTCCAAAAGCTATCTGTGTTCTCATATACACCTTTATTTGTGTATACAAGGTACCGAGCGCCTTCACCGCTGCTGTTCACTACTCGCTCACTTTTACTTACAGTAAATGTAACCTGTTTATGTGTATGTACAGCAATTACACTAACAGTGGCCATTGTGATAAACAAACCTATAGCCAGCACACTTATGACTATGTAGAATGCGTCCACAATTTCAAACCCATTTTCTCTATTCCTCATTATTTACTCCTTTATTCCTTATACCCGAACATTTCTACTACTGCTTCAGCAAAATTCCTGGCAATAATCAGTATCGGTAGGCAGATTATGCCTGATATAGCTGTCAAGATCATAGCCTCCTTTATATCCATTATTGTAGTAAGCCATGCAAATGTGATTATTAATGCTATGAGGTATATAGCTGCTAAAAGTTTGTTACTCACACTCCCCACATTCACAGTCTTGTAAAATATTATCGTTATCGTAGTAGCTAGGGCATTTATACATCTTCAGTCATACCGTTTATGGACTTAATGACTTCGGTCATGTCTAGATCTTCTACAACCTGTTTGTATAGTTCTCGTTCAACATCTTTAGTGTGTTCTTCTTCTACATAACCATACTTAGCGTTTCCTTCGTCGTCTTCGCCTATCTTCCTGTACTCTTTAGACTTTACTTGCTCTGGTGCCGTCTTGAGGATAGTAATCTTGTACATCTCTATTTCTCCTTAGTATCTAATGATTCAATAATCATCTGTGCGTCTACTTGACTCATTTCTCGTGGTTTAGTAATACCAAACTCCGTAGCGAGATAGTCTGCACGTTGGCCTTTTTCTATACCGTGTTGGTCAAGTAGGTTGTTAATCATAAATATCTGGTTATCCGTTATGGTCGGCCCTTTGGTGCCACCTCCATAGGTAAATACTACCTTACCAGTTTTCTCGTTTACGATAGCCAATCCAATAATCTCCGAGGATAGGCTATAGCTAATGTCCCTTACCGAAAATCTATCGAATGTCTTGTATTTAATCTTGCCGTAGTTGTCCTTGCCAGATTCAACTAGACTTACATCATTCTTGTTCACCCAGATAAACGGTGCTGTATAAAGCTCCCGGCCAATACCTAGGTTAAAACAAGCACGTTTAAAACTGTCACTTGCTTCTCCCTTTACGGCCTCCGTATTACTTTCAGAACCAGCGTCCCACTTCCATATCCATTGGCCAAGACCTTCTTTATTGCTATAGATTGCTACGCCACAGTAGATATTACCTTTTAGTTCCTTATGGTCGCGCTGCCATCCATCAATGCCTAGAGTCTCGTCAAGTATGTTCTGGTCTACTCGTGCATCTTTATATAGAAGAAGTGAAACACCTTTTTCAGTAACAGTAGATACTCGGCATTCTACCTCGCTTGGTTTAAGTAGCCTAAACTTCATTTAGAATCTCCAACTCATCGAAACTATCGACATCATCAGATACTAATGCTTTAATCTTGCTCATTTGGTCATATCCTTTCTTGTTATCCTTATTGTAGCACGACAGTGCTTGTAAAGCAATACTATTTGCTACTAAAACTCTCTATGATATGATGTATCTTGAGTTGCGGTGTATTGCTTTGGTCATATAAAGTCTTGATACTCATCCGCAACTCGCTCCCTATTCCCACAGGGATAGAACGCCCTATGCCCACCCTAGGGCGTTTTCTTGTGGTAAAATAAGGGTATGACTAAGAACGATATATACGGAGATGGTATCTAATGGGCACACACATTCCAGCAGGGGCATAATAAGGCTTTGTGCTATAATGCAAATATCAGCCGATCCCTATAAGGCTGTAGCACCTTTCTCAAAACACAATATACGATCTCTGCATTAACTTTTTGCAGGGCGTGCTAGTTTAAATCTGCGGCCTCCCATGAATAATCTTCTACCCTCGATTATTACTAACCGCAGATTTTTTATGCCTCGTGACTTTTAATGAAGCTTGTGATATTATCTGGTGTAGGAGTTTACATAGTTGTCTCAATACTCTATGTAAGCTCTCAGCCAAACAAACTGGTTTGGGGTATTGCAAAGGACAAGTATCTGCGCTAATATAAGAAGCGAGACAACTATGTAACCAATGACTGCCCCACCAAAGGCAGTTTTTTGGATCTAAAAATAACACCCCGGCCGGGTCATTAAACGAACAATCCGATTCGTATCTATTACTTATGGAAAGGAATATCTATTTAATGGCGGAAAGCATCGGAGAACTAGTTACTAGTAACAAGAAACTAGAAAAACTAGTAACTAGTAACAAGTTAACTAGTTTACAAATACAAGAAAGAGCTCTGGGCTACGCAGAGGGTCTTACATTGACGGAAGAGGGTAATGACCTAACAGGATGGTATTGTAAGGCTTTTAGGACAATAGGCGAGGGACGTTACAAGATGTGCGCCGACGCCGCGAGGAAAGGTGATAAACCTATGTCACTATTTGGATGGCTATTAAAGAGAGAAATGGAAAAGGCGCTGTGATAATTTATTGTACTGGATGTAGTAGAGATGTTGATGCTCGCCTTACTGATGGTAAAGAACGTTATCCACATCGTAAGGACTTATACGACATACCGTTTTGGAGATGCGATGCTTGCGGAAACTATGTAGGGTGCCATTACAAAACCAAAGAATCTACTAGACCACTAGGATGCATTGCTACACCTGAAATATTAGATGCACGTAAAAGACTTCATAGACTACTTGATCCCCTATGGAAGAATGGGAAGATTAATAGAAAAGAGGCTTATAAATATGTCTCGGACCGTTTAGGTTACCAATACCATAACGGGGAGATTAAGACACTCGAAGAAGCTCGTAATATCTATAGAATAGTGGCAGAGTTACACAACAGTCTAATCTAAAATAAACAGCTCCCGTGTACTTAGGGAGCTGTTTATGCCTTTAAACGGAATACTAGTCTTCCTGTGGCCTTTATATTATATCACTCTACCCTACTTTACTCTATTTTACCATTCTTTAATATCTCATGGGTTTTACGATGAGCTGCAAGCACTTCTTTATGCCTACGTTCGTGGTTTGCCTCAGTTCTACGCTCAAATGCTCTTCCCCACAGGAATCCTAAAATACCTAATAAGGCAGACGCTATAAGATTCGAGTACAATCCTCCATAAGGGTATCCAAAGTTTTGGTTTAGAAACGCTACAAACTCTTTCACTTCTTTACGTTAGGGAATTGATATACGGCAGCTGTACCGCCGAGCGCGACAATTACCGCTGTAATGATAGATGTTACGTCTTCTGTACTAAAGCCTCCAGGTGAAAGCTGTACTACTAGCTGAAGAATCTGTAACAATCCAACAACTCCAGCAATAATAGACTTTGTGTAAGGTTTTAGCTTATCAATCATTACACACCTCCTGACACGTATACGGTATTGTTATTGCCATCGTCTGGTCCTTCGGCTACGTATCGGCGTACACCACTATTTGACACATAACTAAGCCACACATAACCGTTTGCTGTCACGTACCCATCATAGTTAAATGCTTGCCCCTTAGAATAAACAGCAACAGATGCACTGTTCTTATCTGGTGCATTACGTACGTTCAACGCATCTACAAGTACAGTAGCCGTACCTTTCGCATTATGTAGACCACTTGGCGCAGATTCCTGTACAGTAAACTCTTGTGCAATCCTTGCCCCATCAACTGATAAAGACCAGCCAAGATAAACGGGTGCATAATTCCCGAACCACTGAAGTACTTCGTTAATACTTCGATATACAGGCCGTGCCTTAGTTTGAGTCTCGCTGTCGTGAATTTCTACCCATCCACCGCCATGGTTAAATGCCCATGCAATGTGTCCTAAGCCCGCGTAAGGCCCTTTAGTGAGCGAGAAGAAGATAGGCACCCATACACCCACTGGAAGATCACCAGAGCGCTTATCTGGATTTGAGTCCCAAGATGACTGAGCAGTTGGCTTCCTATTTGGAGCGTTAACCCCATCATCCACATATTTAAGACAGTACCCACGAGTAGCAGGAACATTAATGTTTGGGTAAGTAGATTGTCGTACTTCCGTAGCCATTATGATTTGTCCTCTGTAGGTTCTTTTGTATTATCAGAAGCCACAAAGATGTCATCTGACGTATGTAAATCGGTCATTATTAGTTACCTCCTTGTAAATCTATTGTACACTTAATATCTTGCCCGTTAAGTGATTGCCAGTTATCCGTATCTGAATAACGTACCTCCCATCTGTTCCTAACAGTATTACAGCGTATCTGCGGGGTTTTACCATCTAATCCGATCGTACCATCATGGCCGTTCTTAACCGGGTTATTCGCAAAGTAGTTGTTCACTGCCTGCTGTACCTGTTGGTCGGTCGCACTCTGCCCATCAGTGCCGTCATGGCCATCTTTCACAGGGTTCTTAGCCATATACGAATCTACTGCCTGACTGATTTGCTGAGGGGTAGCGTTCTCCCCATTAATACCGTCCTTAGGCTTAGGTACGTTATTTAATTCAGTATGGATTTGGGATGTCACTGCATCTTCGAGGGTTTTCTTAAAAGTATCTCTCTGCTGCAATAGGATGAGAGTTGTAATAATACTTGCTGCTAATGATATAAGCAGTATAAACCAAGCTATGTATCTAAGCTTTTTCATTTCTTTAAGGCGAGGTACATGATTATCGCCTCCCCGATGATAATCACAGCCTCACCAACTATCGTCCTAAATAACCAATTAATATTCCTTTTTAAGGGGCCGTATTCTAGGTGTATCTTTTCGACTTCTTCTTTTATCTTTTCATTAGTATTTTGCTCACTTGCGGAAAGTTGGGAAGTAGTAACGAGACCACTTGTCTGGGTTAGGAGCGTATCGAGCTTACCGTTAACTTCAAGAACCTTGTTCATCACAGCATCAAGCTGGTAGACTTTTGCTGGCTGTTCAGATTCTGCTTGTGAGCGCTGTTCCACTTCTAGTCCCCGTATGCAATAAAGTCTACCGTTAGTGTGGCATCATAATTATCGAAGGTCATGTTGATCTCGCCTTGTGGAAGGCCAGTAACATATCCTGCGAGCTTACGTGTACTTGTACCGCTCACATTCCTATAGTGCATGATTGCATAAGTTGTAGAACGGTAGGATTCACGTTTTGTACTATCAACAAGAATAGACTTAGAGCGATTCTTAACTCCGTCGCTAAACCCTGTTGATGCTTCTGCACTACTTGTAGTGCTAGGTGTTACCTGAAAAGACACACCACGTACATTCATTGTATAGTCATCAAGACTAACTGATACTGTTCCACTGTTAACAGTGAATGAGCCTACTTCAACCTTAGACATTAGAGCTTCCCCGCTTTACGAAGCTTCTGAAACATGGCTCCCGCTACACGCTCACCTGCTTCTTTAGAGCCGTATTCTTTTTCGGCTTTTTCGGCTACCTTTTGGAAGCCCTTACCAGGTTTGCCCATATCTTTACCACTACGAGCCATTTTTGCAGCTTTAGCTTTTGATAACACTTTCTTCATATCTTTCATAGGTATCTCCTATTAAAAACAACCGCACTGATGCGGCTGTTGCCTTATACCGTGATTATATAGTATAGTGCGAGGTATGCAAAGAGTTATAACACCTGAACAAGGACGTGTACTCGTAAAACTTGATACATCTGAGTATGGTGAGGTACCAGTGCCTGAAAAAACCTATGATAGTGTGACAAGCGGTACTATCCTAGCAATCAATGAGAACGATGTAGATTACCAATATTTAGTAGGTCGTAAAGGCTACTGGAAATTGTACAAAGACGATCTACGTGTAGCGAAGCTCCCTACTGGAGAGAAACTAGCACTTATATTAATTAAAGATATTGATGGGACATCCGAAGAATGAAAGCAACCGACATTGTAACTGAGAGAGATGTACTACAGAATAAAATCGGTAGGGCTAGCGAGCAAGTATATAATGTAGCTAAAGCAGCCTATGGCCCAAAAGCAGGGAATGTTATTGTAGGATTTAAAACAGGCGCTCCACTTCTCTCTAGGGACGGTGTGACCAATATTAAGAGAATTAAACTCGCCGACCCTATCGAAGACGATATTGCTAAGGTTATTGTTACCGCTTCTGAGAAAAACAACCAGAAGGTGGGTGATGGTACGACAGCAGTTGTTATACTCTCGCACCATCTTCTACAGGCCGCTCGTAAGCTTGAGAGCAAGGGAGTGAATCCTATGGAAGTTTCAGAAAAACTCCGCCACGCTGAAAAAACAGTTATTGAATACATTGATTCAGTTAAGAAGAAAACCACCGAAGAAGACCTTACTAAGGTAGCTACCGTATCATCAGGCGACCCAGAACTAGGCGCAATGATCTCTGATGTACTCCAGGAGGTTGGCGTAGATGGCGGGGTAATGATTGAGCAATACGAAGGGCTTGGTGTCCATAACGATATTGTTGATGGCTTCTACTTCCCCCGTGGGTATAAAGATACTGCTCTTATTAACGACCAGTCTTCTAATCAATCTCTCCACAAGGATGTAGCTATTCTTATTTCTAATAAAGTATTCAACACAGAAGTAGAAATCGCCCCCGTCATTAATGAGATCGTCCGTGCAGGATATAAAGAACTTATCATCGTGGGTGAGGTGAATAACGCCGCTCTTGAAACACTCTTAATGTCACGCGCTAAAGGACTTCTTCTAGCTGTTCCCGTAGACCCTCCCTACACTGTGGGCGGTCGCACTCTATTTTTAGACGATATTGCTATTAAAACAGGTGCAACCGTATATGATGGGGTTAATTTCTCTGTAGAGAATCATTTAGGGTTCGCTAGTGAAGTTCTAGTAACTGAGCACTCAACTACTATCCTAGAGGGCGACAGTGAAAAAGAGCTTGTAAAAGACCGTATCAAAAGCCTTAAAGAACAACTCAAAGACGAAGAACACCCACAGGCCATTCAATTCATTAAAGAACGTCTTGCACGCCTTACGGGTAAAATGGCTATTATACGCGTAGGTGGAGCTATTGAGTTTGAGCGTGAAGAGACTAAGCTACGTGTTCAAGACGCAGTATGCGCTGTACAGTCTGCTATGAAAGACGGAATCTTGCCAGGGGGTGGCTCTACTCTTGCTCGCGTAAGTGGTACCGAGTTTGACGAAGCGTTTAAACAACCATTTAAAGTTCTCTTCGATAATGCAGGTCTTAACCCAGAATCTTACTTAGCCCGTTTAGAAGACGCAGAAGTGTGGCAAGGATTTAATCTCCGAAACATTACAGAGAAACCTGTGGATATGCTTACAGAAGGCGTTATTGACCCATCTTTGGTTATCACTGAGGTTGTCACTAACGCTGTCGCATTAGTAAGGGGTCTTATTACAGCAAGCGCCGCTTTGCCTGACCCAGAAAAGGAGTAATATGCTTTATTTAATCGTTGGACTTCTCATAGGGCTTTCAACGGGTATTCATTTAGGCATTTATTTAGATAATATTTCTAAGCTCTCTAAAAAGATATGGGACCGCGATCCTGAGCCAGAAGCAAAAGTCATCACCCCCAAGGCACCTGGATATGCAGACGTTACTGATTTGTCTGCTATTGTTTCCCCTAAGACTCCTTACCAATTAGAGCGCGAAGAACAGGAACGAGCTAGGAATATATGAAAACAACTGGATATATCGGCACTGATGGAAAATATCATAGGGGTGAAGATAAGGCCATGGGTTTTGATATAAACCCTACCCATAAAGAGTGGCGACATGACCTCGAACGAAAGCAATTCGCCAAGGAGATTATCCAACCATATAAAGCAGGTAAAGCGAATCCTGAGTTTGTTAGGAACTACCCAGAAGAATCTAAAAAGTATTTTAGTGAAGATGTAATAGAGAGGATTAGTAGGGAGTTGTAATGGACGTATCAAACCTTAATACTACGCAGGAATTAAACGAGCTATTAGACTCACTAGATACTTTACCTACAGAGCTATTTATAAATAAAGAAATGGACGATGCTATTGCAGACCTTCGTATATCCTCACACCCTGTTGGTAATGATATACGATTCCGAGGTATCCACTGTACATTAGCTAGAAGGCCATAAAGGAGGAATATGAGCACAAAGATTAAAAAGCAGCTTGAGGAAGTAGAGAAGAAGTTTATTATTGATGACACTGACTTCTCATATCTTACTAACTTAGACAATGTACAACGTGGCTCAGACTATTGGTTTAACCAATTGAAGACTGAGTATATAAAGCAAGTAGCCGTTAAATTAGGCTACTCGCTTGAAGATAAATTAGAGTTTAGCATTGATCTCAAATCGCCAGACAAAGAACTGACGATTAAGAAGCTTAGCTAGGTAAAGCGCCCGCCATACCACCAAGAACACTCTGTCGCATGCCGGCAGTTTGTTCGTTTTGTAGGAGACTAGGAAGAAGCTGTTGTGCGGCTTCTGGAGATATTCCAAGAGTCTTAGCAAGTTGGGCCGCGACAGCTGCTTGCTCACCTCTGTAGGCGTTAGCGGCGGTGCCTGGTATGAACCCTGAAATTACACTACCGATTCCACCAAGGCCCTGTGCTCCACCAGCGTTAGCAAATCCTGCGGGAAGTGCACCCAGCTCGTTCTGTAAAAGAGCGTTAGTCTGAAGTTGTGGTGCAACGCTAGATAGGACAGACGTAGCACCAGGGTTAAGTTGCGGTGCCAGGATTGCCTGTGACTGCATAGCATCAATAATGTCACTTAGCCTGTTTTGTGGTTGGCCTCCTCCATTCATAGTTTCTCCTTGTAATGTATTAGGTGTGCTGATGGCTCCAGTTGGTTCTGCACCCATGTTAGGTGCATTAACGGCTAGGACGCCTCCGGCACGTCCTAGAGTATCCATGAGCTTTTGTGCTTTCTCATTCCCTATAGTCTTAGATAGTTTTGCTAGTGTGCCCGTGCCAGCAACATTTGCTGCATTAGAACCTAATACTTTAGGAGCAATCATGCCAGCCGCCATACCTACAGGTCCGCCGACAGACATACCAGCTACAGGTCCGCCGACTTTTAATAGGTCAGGAATATTAGTACCGCCTGATGTATTAGCTTTATTCTGAGCAAATTCTAGTGCCTGATTAGCGATAACCTCAGGTTTCTGTGCAGTTCGTAGCTCACCGATAGTACCAGCATTATTAATCTCATTTACCTTATTCTGGTAATAGGTCGGGTTAATCTCTTTCAAAGGCGCAAGTTCGTCAATAGCTGTCTGGCGTACCTGGTCGGTAATACCCGTTTTACCAATCGCTGTACCCTCACCGTAGAGAGAATCTTTAATAGTGTTAGAAATATTACGCAGTGCTTTACCCTGTAATTGTACCTCTGGAGAGCGTGAGCCAATCCATTCGGCAGCCCGCGAGTCCATCGCCTTAGTCATATTAAGCGCATCAATAGGGTGTTGAGCGTTCAGCACACCATTGTCAAAACTGTTTACAACGCCACCACCTTTACGTGCTGGAATACTCTTAATGGCGTCTTGGTTGTACTTCTCAAGCTGTCCTTGTACGAACTGCTGCACACTATTGACAGACTTAGAGTCGCCTGCAATACCCGCCTCGCGTACAGCATTAAGTACTGTGTTGCCTGGCATACCTTTACTAGCAGTAGCGAGGCTGCTTAAGTCTAATCTTGTACCCTGTTCGCCAGCGTTCAGTAGGGAGTTATTAACTGCATTTGAAAACGCCCCATTCTCTCCAGTTACAACAGGATGAATCTGGCCCATTTGTCGTAGGTCTGTAACGCCATTCCTATAAAGGTAATCGGCAGTTGCTTTGTCTAGTGCTCCTTGACCTTGACCTTGTACAAGAGAAGTCGCCGCTTTATCGGCAGCCGGCTTAACAACTCCTTTTAGGACTTTACCTGCGCCCTTCACAATAGCCCCACCTGCTAGGTTACCAGCAGCGCCTGTGAGACCAGCGCCAAGAATATCACCCCCAGATAGCTCTTTACCAGCTGCTGCTTCGTCTGCCGCCTTGCCTGCTGCACTACCTATCCCAGACAGCGCAGTACTTGCTAAGAGAGAGGCTCCTCCTGTTTCTGGAGCTAATAGCGCGCCAAGAACGGGCAGTGCAATACCGCCTACCGTTGACCAGAAATCGCCAGATTGTTTAGGTTGCTCTGTTTGCTGCGGTTGTTGCTGTAGAGCCTGATTAAGAGCGTCAGCAGACACACCCTTTGCAAGGTTTTCTTTTGCCCAGTCTGAGTACTGCCCGAACTGCCCTGGGTCTACTGTTAGGTTCTGTGGTTGAGTAGGTTGATTATTCATATTCTATCCAAGTAGCCAATGGCCGAATGTCCCAAGTGACTGCTCCATAGGTGCAGCGAACTGCCCAAGGAAACCATTACCCAATGGGTTAGACTTCTTTGGAGCTGCTTTATTGGCAACAGGAGCGCTTGGTGTAGGGCCGGATGCGTTACCGTATTTAAGTTGATTCTGGTAGGCTTGCGAGTCCATGTAGTTTCGACTCTGCTGATTCGACAAAGCTTGTGCCTCAGCCTGCTTAGCAAGTAAGTTAGCCTGCGCATATGCCGCAGAAGAAGCTGCGTAAGTTTGCCTGAGCTGTCCGAATGTAGCTTGATCTTGCGCTGTAAGTTGCTGGCCATTCTGTTGTGCAGCAATCATTGCTTGCATCTGTTGCTGAGTTGTAGCCATCACTTGAGCCGCGTTATTTGCCGCTGCTGTATACGCCTGCCTCTGCTGGTCCTGCCCCTGAAGGACAGCTTGTGTGCCTTGTTGAGCCCCCGTAAGTCCCCCTTGCTGCTTGGCTAGCTGGTTGGCAGCGTTTTGGTTAGCGAGCTGAAGCGACTGATTCAAATTAGCGCCAGTAGTAGCCATCTGGTTGGCAACGTTCCCTGCTGTTGCACCATAGTTAGCATTAGAAGCCTGTAACGCACGAGGAAGGCCACCGAGAATGCCTGTAAGTTGCGATACCTGATTCTGGGCTTGATTTAGGTTGTTAACGTCATACCCGGCGTTTTGGTTAGCAAGTTGGAGTTGCTTTTGGTATGCATCGTTACCGCTCACCATATTCTTAGTAAAGTTAGTGAGGTCGCCTTGTGCCTGGTTAGCAGCGTTGTAGGCGGTGTTATATTGGTTTGTGGCGTTCTGAGCGTTTTGGTTATAGAAATTCTGAAGCTGAGTATCCTGCTGATACTTTTCTGCTTGCATTTGATCTATTGAAGGTAGTGATAGTGGCATTTTCTTATAATAAAAAGCCGCTTCGTGCGGCTCTTACCTTATGCCATTATTGTACCATAAAATACAAAAATCAAACGTGAGATGGAACCGAAGTGGCGTCAAGCCCTTCGACGAATATATATGCACGTACATTTACGGTGAACCCGATGATATTAGGAGGCGAGTTACTTCCTGTATTAGTCCACTGTTTGTCTATATAGAAATTCACATAAGTGCTGTCTACTTCCGCCTCAAACTTTGCGATTTGTGCTGATGCACCACTCGCGTTACCCAAAAGCCATGCACCCTCCGATCCTAGAACGGTGGCGAAGTTATCAGTAGAAACAAGAAACCACGAAGATGGCTCGTAAGTATAGCCGTGTTTGTATCGGTAGATAAGAGTCTTCTTTGTTGTCGTCGTTCCAGGACCGCCTGTAGGGTTTGGAGGTTCAGTATTAAAGAACACCGTAATAATCTGGAAACTATTCTTATTAGTTGAGTCTAGCTTAGCAAATGGATATTTTGTGTTAAACGTGAGGTGTTGCCCCTCAGCTGTCGTTAAAGAGGTGCTTGGTGCAGATACAGAAATAGGACCGAGATCGTTGCGCATTAGTAAACTATCCTTAAGGTATTAGGAACTACGAGCGGATCTCTCAAAACTACTAAGCTGCCAAAGTTATTATTTGGATTAGGAAGAAACGATGCTTGTATACGGGCTTGTGTGAATCCTGAGGCCTTAGCCTGCATGGCGCTTTGGATAGCGAATATATACCCGTTCTGCTGAGTGCCTGGGGCCACTGGAGTATAGGTGGTGCCCTGTCCTGGGCCGCCTGTGAAAGCTAATACCCATGGAGTGTAATTGGCGGGGTTGTTATATCCGATATATTTAACACCCGATGGAGTGGTGCTAACGTTAGTTACGATAGAAAGCACTGCTGGGGACTGAGCCCGAGAGTGTAAGATAAAGTCTCGTAGATCGTTTGAAGCAATACTCTTTTGGTATTTAGATACCTTTATCCCTGTGGTTGGGTCGTATGGAGTCGATACTGTAGGGAATTTAGGAAGCGTATAATCTACGCCAGTCGAAATATCTACGTTATAGCATTTAATACTTACCGTGTAGGTTACAGCGTTATATAAACCTCGGTTAACGAAATAAATCTTGTTATTATCGAAGGTGAATACTACGTCATTTTGAGCGCTAGATAAGTTACCCGAAGAACCAAAGGTGCGTCCAATACTTACGCCATTTAAAATAGTCCATCCCATTGTTAAAGGATAAAACCCTAATCCATGCGTAACAGTTGCAGAAACTGAGAACCCATCAGTATAGGGAACTTGTACGACTGTTTCATATGCGATAGCTAAAGATGGCCAGTCGGAATTAAACACATATTGGTAATCTGCCGCAAATGGGTCGCTCACGCCAATCTGGGTGACCCGTATACCTGCTGAATTAGAAGCCACCTGTCGTACCTATTGAGACACGTATGTTACCCTGTGAGTCGGTAACAGTAGTGCCACCCTGTAAGTTTTGTGTACCTGCCGTAGAGCCTGTTTGAATCTGTCGAGGAGCCACAGTTTGGTTGGACATCTGACCGTTATAAAGAAGCGACTCCAATGATAAGTAAGGGACTGTTACAAATCCCTCCTGTATTTCCCCTTCTGATGCTGGCATTATCTGAAAATTAGCGTTACCGAACGTAGAAGAATATGCCATCATCATCATACTAGCGTTAGGGGCATTTGCTGATACTTGTGATTCAAAACCGCCATCTGTGTACATATGACCTCCTAGTTATCTGGTGCAACTTCTACTTCGCCCATTGTTGGGTCTACTTCTAGTGTAACACCTGTAAAGTCTGGAGGTGTTGTTAGACCTGATGGCATTGTAAAGTCAAACCCATACGATATTTCATGGAAACGAGTATTTATTTCAATAAGGGCGTTTGTCGCATCTGTTGTATTCGTAGCCGCAGCGGTTGTTTTTGTGCCACGATCTAACTTATAGTACGGTGTTACACTTGCTCCTGCTGGCAATCCAGTGAAGCTAACTTTAGCCCTGTTCGCATACTTTTGCTTAAACCTAGACCCGCCATCGAATATAAGGGATTCCCATGTTCCTGACTGTGCAGCAGTAGATGAGTTATCTAATATATCAATCCCATATGTTGTTACGCCGCCTTGTGTATACGCCCACGATGTATACAGGGTGTCGACAAAGTTCTGATTCATACCTATTTGAAGGTTAGTAACACCGCTCGTATTGTTATTGAGTAGACCATTAGACATCTGGTAAGAATACCCAAATGAGTTAGGGAATGTCATCTCGACAGCACCCCACGAGTAATTACCATAATCCACATTAGGATTTGTGGTAGATGAAGGGTAACCTATAAGAAGAATGTTGTACCTTGAAGTAAACATGTTAGGGTTAACAATAGTGGAATCTGCGGTGCCGAGATAATCGGTGTTCTGGTAGGCAATTTTCCTCACTTTAATAACTGTCGTTCCGCCGCTCCATGCGTATAGGGAACCTGCTACAGTGAAGTAGACAACATTATTTACTGAATAAAGCCCGTATGGTGCCCCCATAGGTATATCAATAATAGATGTAGGCTGAGGAGTAGTACCATCCCAGAAATACAGAGCACCGTCCTGGAAGTTACGCGAAGAGTTCCTACTGCGACGTTCAACTCCAATAACTAGTTGATTATTGTTAGTGGTTAACCCGCAAACCTCATATCCTGCCTTGAACACGAGCTGATGACGAATCCAATCATTATTCGAGGGATTGTTATCACTAGCAAAGTTATATGTAGATAAGTACTGACCATTCCCTATACAAAGAGCTTGACCATTACCCGTCCCCGTGGCCACATTGAATAGTGCAGTAGGATGCCATCCGTTCGTTGTTTGGACAAGCCTGTAAGCACTCCACGTCATATATGCTGACATAAAATCGCCTGTGGCGCTTGAGCCGTAAGATACAGGTACAACGGCGATTGTTCCATCGCTTACCGTAGAAGTAAGGTGCCAGTGGTAGTTAGCTGCTCCTGAAGCGATACCACCACCAACAAGCACGCGAATCTGCGATCCAAATACAAACTCGTTAAGAGCATTAGAAGTGACATTAGCATTTGTAAGGGTCTTGAATGCTAGTTTGTTGTTCTGCGAATCATGGAGTGTAAGAGTATAGTCACCCGTACCCTTAGAAGCAATGTATACAGAGATGGAGTACCCTGGCTCAATATCTGGCGAGAACAAGCAATAACTCGAGGGGTCTTCTTTAATTGTTGTCGGTACTGGATAAGTCGCGCCGAGCGTTGCTGCAACAGAGCGAAGTGCACCATCAAAGTTTCCATCGTCTGGGTTATAAATTTGGGTCGTACCATTATTGATAGATACAGATTGCGCAAAGTTATTACTTCTAAATGCTGGTTGACCTGTATTCCCCGTCGTTACCTGGCCATACATTGAAACACTCGTCTGACCTGGGATATACAACTGGTCGGTCACCTGGTTATATAGAATGCCCGCAGAGCCTGCCTCAGACATCTGTGCAACGTCCGAGATGACGTTCGACGTACTAATACGGTAAATATACCCTCTATCGCCTACCATCCAGCGTACGCCGTTTAAATCCTGGTCTATGGCCAATGGAAGGTCAGGTAAAGTAGTACTTAGCGCACGAGGGGCAGGAAGCACTGACATCTGGGCAGGGTCTGAACGAAAGTCTAAGTTACGGGATTTATAAAATGAATTAGATACACCTAACTTATTGGAAGTCGAGACACCTCCAGTGAAAAAGTTAGTATTGATCTGTATTTTAGAAGAATTTCCTTTTGCCATATTTTTAACCCGTTAACTGAGTAGGAGGTATATTGAAAATGTTATACACATCACCAGCCTGCTTAGTAAATACAATACCCGTCGTCTTACTCGAGTAGGTTTCTTGGTATTGATCGAGTAAATTCTGGAATAGAGACAGGAACTGATTAGCATTCCCTTCGTCTTTTCGCTTTAGATAGAATTGGTAAGCTGCATAGTAAACTAGTCCCATGTGGTAATCCTCAGGAATGTCTGGACACGCCCCAATAATATACGTAGCACTAGCGTTTGTCTGGTCCTGGTAGTAGTTGGCAAGTGTTAAGTGAGATGAATCCTGCACCGAAGCAATTTGATACCAGTTACCGCCCGTCCCATCAGTGACAGAAAGCCACATATTGACCATACTCTGCGTAAAGTTTGCACCACTGTCTGTGACTGTCTGAGAGCCATTAGATACACTTGCAGTACCTGTGACGTCTGCTAGAGAGTAATCTGGTAATCGTGGCTCATAAGAAATGTTAAGCGTACCGATATTATTTGTGGATGGTGCTGGCCATATAGAGACAACATTAAATCCTTTAACAAAGTACATCGTTGGGATGTAGATCGTGACAGCAGGGATAATGTTAAGCTCGTTCCATTTGTGCTCGCTTGGTACCTCTGTGAGAGGGTATACAATTCCATTAGCAGTGATTGTCACTTCTGTAGTGCGTACAAAATCGGCTGGTAGCTGATAGTCCTGTTGGCCGTTTACAAGGCTTGCCTGTACTTGCTTACGCGTCCAATAGCGCCTTGCGGCGTTCTTAAACAGCTGTAGCCCCTGTTTGACGTCTTGAGCAATATTAGCAGTAGTGACACCATTATCATTCGGTGACCCTACCATGTCGTATGTTCGTGATGCTATTTGATTAAGAGTCAACATTAGGCGGCACTCGTGAAGTTAGTCCAGGTCGTTGAACCTGTAGTATTGGCATAAAGACGCGTTGACGTTGATGAACCGTCAGTACGTAAGTAGATAGAGCCCTGAGCGGCGGTGAATGTAGGCGCTCCTGAACCCCAGAAGATACCAAAGTTCGCCGTAGACGATACTTTAATACCTGAAGTTGTCGCGCCCGCCGCTGGGGGGGCAGTGGAAGTTTGGAGACTTAACTGGCCAGTCGTTGATACGGTAGAGCCAGCTGTGATTGCACCAGATAGTGTAGAAGCACCCGTAACAGATAGTGTACTAGTAAGAGATAGTGCGCTACTAATCGCACCTGTCGTGACCGAAATACCATACATTGTGCCTGTGTTTGAAGTAGTAAAACCTACAATAGCATCTGCCGAGATAGTTGCGTTTGTAATAGTTGGTGCGTTAATCGTTGGGCTTGTAAGCGTCTTATTAGTGAGTGTCTGTGAAGCGGTAAGGGTAACAACCGTGTCGGACACGTTAGGTAGTGTGTACATTCTTGTAGTCCCTGCAGTAATCCCTGAAAGCTGGAACTGGGCCTTTTTTGTAGTGTCCCCGTCATCCACTAAAGTAAAAAGCGTATCTTTAATAGAAAACGTATTGGTATTATCTATTGTTTTGTTTTGGAGAGTCTGGATAGTCGTCGTATCTACAGGTTGTCCTGTCACTCCAAGTAGAGTTGAACGGTTGATACGTTGTGTCGCTAAAGCAGAATTAGTATAAATAGCTAGATAGTCGTTAGTACCATCAATACTATTAGCTGTAGGGAGTACAGTAGCTCCTGTAGCAGTTCCACCGAGGATTACATTGCCCATTAGACCTGGCTCCAAGCTGTCGCATATTTACCGATAACATAATACGCATTAGGGATGATAAAGTTCAAAGAGTTATCTACAATAGTATTTCCGAGGTTATCTTGAAGATATAGCCCATTTTGAGGCAAAACATAGCCGAACCCTGATTGTGGTGTCCAATATGTTGGATTCTTGCTCATAATACCTCCTAAACAATATCGAAGTAAAAACTTAACGTTGAAGAGCCTGTATTTGCTTTAAGATAGAGTACGCTGGTTAGGGCTACATCCACGCTTATCTGCACCCCAGTGGGGATAGTGAAATAGTGAGCAGCTACAGTATTATCTGATTCGCTAATGTTGACGGTGTTCGTTGTTGCTAGAAAATTAACTCGTACTGCATTAAGCGGGATAGTGAGAGTAGTAACGGCCGAGTTAGACACAGTAGCTGGAGACACGACAGGAGTTCCCGAAATGTCCACTGTTTGCGGTCCGTTAGCAACTACGCCAGTTAGCGCATTACGGCTTGCATCATTACGGAGGTTGCCAAATAGGTTCTCTTGCCCTGGCTCTACAGGTGCTGCTTTCTTTGTGAATGTATATGTAGCCATATTATCTCCTAATAAAATAGCCGCAGTAACGGCTGCGGCCTTATATGGTTATTATAAGTTAGTTTTCGAGTTAAATCTAGTACTATATCAACTCAACTAATATAAACGCAGGATTTGTTGTAGCAGCGGTAATAGCAGCTGTACCAGCAGATGCCTTCAAGCCGACATTGTATGTTTTAGACCCAGCTGATGGCGTTACAACCGCAATACAGCTGTTAGGCACCTCCTGGTTGGCTGCAGCCGTAAGGAGAGTACAGTCAGATATTTGTGTGCCACTACCAACTGTTCCATCCCATATCGACATCTCAGAATAAGCACCAGAAGACGTATTATACATAGATTTTGAAAAAGCAGTAATTTTAACTTTTCTTCCGCCTGATGGCACAGTAACTGTTGTCGTTAGCCCTGTAACCTGAACAAATGACGTTGAAGATGTCGAGAACATTGATGTTATCTGTGCGTAACCTAGAGTTGTACCTGGGAATGAGTTAGTAGAGGATGTCAGATCCTTATTGGTTAAAACATCTGTAGAAGCCCTACCCACTAGGGTGTCTGATGCTGATGGCATAGTATAAGTATTGGAACCTGCGCCCGTTACCGTGACATTCCCACCAGTAACAGTAAGACTTCGCGTGGTTGTGCCACCACCTAAAGTGAATCCATCGGCGTTATTAGCATATTGAGAGTTTTGTGAGTTATTAGTGCTCATTTCAAATCCTTACATTGTTATACTTGATAAACCAGTAACTGACGAAATACCAGATATATTAGTAACGTTTGCAGGTTCCGTAGTTTTTACTTTGGCACCATACGAGCCGTTAACGCCATCAAGTCCGTTTATATAACCAGTTCCACCTCTTCCACTTGCTGCGCCCGTTAAGGTATAAGTACCGCTATCGCTAAGGGTTGCATAAACCAAGTATACGTTCCCTGCATTTCCTCCGCCCCCTCCCCCCCCGCCAGAACCTGATACGGCTAGAGCAGAGCTTGTACCGCCATTTCCTCCATTAGAACCAGCAGTTCCAGAGGTTATTATTGTCCCACTGATCGTAATGGAAGGAGCCTTAAGAACAACATGTACACCAGGCTTCCCTGAATTGCCTCCTGCTCCACCACCACCGCCTGAAATGGTTGTTGTCCCATTCCCTGCTCCGTTAGAGCCATTATTCCCGTAGGCATTAGCACCCGCACCAGATGTGACTGACCCAGATAGACTAGCGGCTGCTCCACTACCGCCAGCAGATGTTCCTCCGTTATTACCAGCGACATCTGATGTAGAAGCTGTTACGGCTGCCCCTCCGTTACCGCTAGGCGTACCACCGTTACCGCCGTTTCCTCCCGTGACGTTGTGTGTGCCTCCACCTTGTGTGCCGCCTCCCCCTCCTCCGCCGCCAAAGCCACTCCCTTGAGCACCACCTGTAGATAGGTATAGATTAGCTGCACCAGCTCCTCCATTACCTACTGATGGTGACGTGTATGTTACCCCGTCTATGGTAGCTGATCCACTACTCTGTCCGGCGGTTATTTTATTAGATACATCTATTGTTCCGCTAATTGTAATACTTGTCGTAGCGAGAATATACAAAACAGAACCGCTTGTGGCTGTAGTACTGAGAGTGGCTCCAACAGAAACACTTACTGTGGTGTACTGATATTTATTGTCTAGTGACAGATTCGTAGTACCCGAAGTCACACTTAACGAACCGTCTGAGCCATTACCGAATATGGGATTAGGAGTAGCCATTATACTACCGTTAGATTCCCTTGTGAGCTTAGTACTGCCCACGTAGTATTTGCCGTAACGCAGAGTAAACGTAGCGTATCCCACTGATTCACACTCGCCAGAGAGCCGCCTGTACCCGATGTAGTTGCCGCCGAACCGAAGTGTATTTGCTGCCCTGAGTTTTGGGCTACTTTCCAACCTCCAGTACCTTTACCAGATACTTCAACTACGTCGCCTACTGAAGCAGTAGATGGAAGGGTTAACGTAACCAGACCAGCGTTGTTAAGAATATATCCGTTGTTTACTGCTGCTGTTTGCGACGTTCCTGTAACTTCCGTCCACACAACCCCTCCAGTTGCAGCAATAGAAATATCCTGACCCGATTGAGTCAGAGTAACATTAGTTCCTCCTGTTAGAGTGACTTTCCCTATAAGAGGAGTCGAACCTGTCTTATTGATCGAGGCTACCCGAGATGAGGAAGCAGTATTAGTCATTAGTTACTCCCTATGTACGTTACACCTTCACCGTTCACCGATGAGTCTATATTCACTGTATTTAGGTTAGCAATATCTAGGTTTACTGTATCGCCCGCCGCGAGCTGGAAACCGTTCGTAGACGAAACCGTAGAACTACCTACATAGATAATTCCCGTATTGGTAGTGAGAGCCTTAATAGCAACGGATTTAACCGCCTGAGAAGACGCAAGCACAACTCGTGTACCAGCTGTGGTGACTGTCGTCTTGCCATTAAACACGGTTGTAGGAGCAACTGGGGTGCTCTGCACGGCAAATGTACCTGTCCCTACTACAGTTGCATTTAGGTTAGCGGCTGTTGCCTGCCTAACAAATACATTTCCATCTGCGCCCTTAATGTCTAGGAACCCTGGAGTGGTTGGGGCTGTATTTAGAATAGAGCGGATATTCATATCCAGACCAGTTGTAGCGGTCGTCGTGGTTGAGTTAGAGGTAATTGCTGTCCCACTCCCATCGTAGGTACTAGAGGCTGTTGTAAGCGCTCCTGATGGGTTTACTTTCACATCAACAAATGCGCTACCGCCAGCAGTAGTTAGGCCGACTATAGAAGATTTGGTAAGCTGCGCGTGATTGGTAGAGTTTGGTACGGTGACCATTGTGACCATGTCGCCATTCTGTGCGCCAGTCTTTAGTGTAGCTTGGAGACGGAATGTGGTTTGGTTTGTACCACCATTTGTGTAAACAATACGATAATATTGTGCGCGAGCAGGTGCACCAAATATCTGACCATCGTTAGGGGCTGTCCCACCAGCGGTAAATGTGGATGTGCTTGAATCATTCCAGTTAGTATTATCTGATGAAAACTCAATCTTTACCCCATTAGCAGCACTTGATTGATCCGAGAAAACATATAGTTGGATAAATGAGTACCCCAGAGTTGATAGACCCGTACCTGTAAACGTAGAGTTAGCGATAAGAGTCGCTGTGCTAGAGTTTCCGCTATCTACTTTACCAGGCATTATAGTATTTAACTGGTTAGTAGTCGTGCCTATCTCTACGCCAGAAGAATCCCTAAGGTTGACATGCTGCCCACGGTTGGCAGTAATCGCTACAGCGGCAGCTCTTCCGTCTGTTACTGCGTCAATTGTCGAGTGATAGAAGCCCATTGCCGGCGTACCCGTAGATGTACCAGCGGTAAATGCCGAGTTGTCTGTCGTTCCACCAACCGAAAGTGAGCCCGTGACTTTTAGGTTACCAGAGCTGTCTAGCTGCGGCTCCCACATCTGCCCATCGGTAAGAGAGGGTGGAGTGGCTTGATAGCGTGCAAGAGCGAGCGTACCTGTAGCAGGAGAAGTAGTCGCGCCCTCTTGATATTGTGTCCCTCCAGAGCCTCCTCCTGTAACAGAGGTGAGCACCGATCCATCGGTTGGGTTTACGGCAACGGGTACAGGAGTAGCGCCATCAATAGAAGATAGACCCTCTAGGAGCGGAGCGCGGTTAGGGCCGAATGGTTGAGGCTTTGTTGTCCAGTTAACTATGATAATCTCCTAACAAAAAGAGCCTCTGTCGGCTCTTACCTTATGCCGATATTATACGTCATTTTCATAATCAATTCCAGCTAAACCGTATGCCCCGCGTAGCCTTTGTTCTTTTTGGTTTAACTCGAGATCACGCTTTATGAATGCACTCTCTTTGATACGTACCGACCGCTCTTTAGCATCTAGGGCCTGCTCTCTCATAGACTGTGCATTTTTGAGATTATCTAACTCTACAATCTTTTCATCTAGCTGTTTATCGAGCTCACGGAGTTTGTCTTTAAACTCTTCTACTTTAGATTCATACCCGTCTTCAAGCACGTTCATCTTTGCTTCTATCTTACGTACCTCTTCAACGAGCATCAACTTGTCTTGGCCGAGACGAATAATATCTGCTGAGAGCTTATTCTTTTCCAGCTGAATATTATCTGCTTCTTTGCGGAACTCTTGGAGGGTAATATTCCACTCGCTGATAGTATTTTCAGATAGTTTTTCTTGCTCTTCTCGGTATTCTTTGGTTTCTCGGATTTGTTCCTTTAAATCTGCTAGTTCTTGACGTTTATTACGGATAGAGGCATTGACCTGCGTCTCTTTGGTCTTTAGTTCATCTAATTTGTCGTTCTGAGCAGTGATAGAATGCCTAACGACCTGTTCTTGAGCCTTTAGCGAGTCAATAGTAACCTGTGCTTTATCCGCCAGATCATCTACTTCCTGCCTACGCGCTTCTAAAATAGACTCTTCGGCCGTAATTTGCTTACGAAGTACATCTAACTTAGTTTCGGCATCATCAAATACCTTCTGACGCTGCTGTAGGGCTTTTTCGCGCTCTAAAATATTCTCACGAGCATTAAGTACCCGCTCTTTTTCAGCGAGTTCTCTAGACTTCTTTGCGAGGTCGGCCTGGTCGCCTTTGCTCATCTAATTCTAAATCCTTTGCTACATCGGCTGTTGGTTGGGTATTGTAAGCGGCTAAGATGTCCTTTTTGCCAACGTAAAATCGTTTAATAGCCTCTGTCTGGAAGAATGGGTCGGTCCAATCGGTAGACGCTTGTCGGGCCTCGACGTGTCCGCCATCAATACGCTCCTGGAGTTTGCTCATAGCCATCTGCTTGACACCTGCTTCAATCATTAAATCGGCCTCATATGCAGGAACAAGCTTAGTCTGACCTGGTTGGAGAGTAAGACGCTGTGGTGGGCGCTTCATAAGAGTATTTTTGTGGCCTGGGTAATCAGAATATGTCTCTTGGTCTTGTGGGGCCGCGAACTGGTAGGTTAAAGGCTTAGTGTCACCGTTAATAACTGTTACAAAGTCTTCCGGCTCATACATCTCACGTAGGCGCTCACGAATTGGCTTAACCTCTGCATTTGTAGGTGCACCGTAGTAATCGTTTTCCACTATTTCTTCTCCTTTTTAAAGTTCTCAATAAGTTCTGATACTAAAGAATGGGCACCCTGTATTTTAACCTGTTCAGTGTTAATCTCGTTAAGGCGCTTGGTTAATCCTTGCTTCTCACTCTCAAGGGAATTAAAAGCATTTTCAAGCTCTGACTTCTTATCGTTTAGTTGCTTGAGTTCCATATTGGTTTAACAATACCATATATTTGTAAAAGAAAATAGCCCCTGGTTTAGAGGCTATTTTACTGTGTATTTTGTTACGCTGCTGCGAAGATACCAGACTGCGCTGTCATGTACCAACCCGCACCGTCAGATACTAACGTGATTGTGTCTCCAACCACTGCCGTAGCCTGTGTGTTTGTTAGGGTTGTGCCGCTGACTGCCGTACCTGTTGCACTTGTCTTAGCGTGAATTGTTCCCGCCGCCGTAACAGTGAAGCCAGTAGTTGTGTTAGCACAGATAAAGGTGTACTTCAGACCGCTAGCGGCTGTTGGTAGTGTCCATGATGGGCTACCGCTAGTTGATGCGTTAATGAAGGTTTTACCTGAATCTGCTGCTGTTAGTACTACTGTTGCACCGACTGTTGCACTATTGCTCGTAGGACTAGTGGATGGTCCCGTTGGAGCAGTAGAGAACGATACGGTGCTTGTAAAGCTTGCTGCACCTGATACGGTAGTCGCGCCCGAAAGAGTTGTTGCACCGCTAAGTGTGTTTGTTCCAGCGGCTACAAGTGGCTCATTCGAGTTAAGACGTACACCGTTTTGTCGAACTGCTGCGTTGTATTGGCCTAAGTCTTGTGTAGACATATTAGCCTCCTTACTTTACGTCGAGTTCAAGCTGGTTGTATTTAGTATCAACAGTCGCTTCTGGAGCAACACCTACAGTCTGTGAGGTTGCTGCGCTTGCACCGTTGATTGCTACTGCACCTGCTACGCTTGTTGACTGACCAACTGCGTAACCCTTAGTGATAACACCATCTGCAAGTACTGAAGCAGGACCCTTTGTCTGAACCCAGCCGTATTCACCAGCAGCAAGTGTTGCGAGTGGCACACCAACAGCTTGCGAAAGCGTAGTCGAGGCAAGTACACCGCTCCAAGGGCTGATGAGGTCAACCTTTGTGTCTGCGGTCGCAAGTGCGACGATGACTGCATCTTGTAGCTGTACGGTTACCGCACCACCTGCTGAACTTACAGCGGTGTTACCAGCGATCTGGAGCATCTGACCCTTACCAGTACCATCGCGTACTACAAGGTAGCCGTCGGCGTATTGGTCCTGGGTAACTGCCGTTGCACCTACTGATACAACAACCTGGAGTGAACCTACTGCTACAGCTGATGTGCTGTCGAGTGAGCGGTTTACGTGGTTTGCAACAACCGCTGCTCGCACACCGAGCTTACCGACTGCAAGACCTGCGCTAGCGTCGCTGAGTACATAGACAAACTGGCGGCCGTCGCGTGTTGCACCGCGTGCTCCAAGAGTTTCACCCTTGGTAGTACTGTGAACAAACAAGTCCTCGTTCGTTAAAATTCGTACACCATTTTCCATAGTTTTTCTCCTTATATTTTGTAAAAAAATAGACCCGTTACCGGATCTATTCCTTATAGAGTGTATTGTAATTCACTTGCTGGCATAAATCAAACTATTCGGAAAGCTTACGCGTACTCCAGAATCTATCGGCCCTAGCTTTCTTAATCCTCTCTGATTGACTATGGCGTTTGTCGTCATCCCAGTGTAGACTTGAATGTTCGCTAGGGTTGAGAATTGTAAGGTTTTCTATCCTATTATCAAGTTTGTCGCCATTTATGTGATGAACATGCTCATTTTTGTTCAGTGATCTGTTTAGATGCTGAGACATGACATACCTATGTTCTTTGATATATTTCCCATTAACTCTTATACGTCGATAACCCCAATCGTCAATCCAAGTACCACCTTTCCAAGTTGGATTATTCTTTCCTATTTGACTTTTACCCAACTCAGATAGTTTTTGCTTTTGTTCTTCGCTTGGTGACCACTTCTTAATTTTCCTTGTCTCAGATATGTTTCGCTCAGGAATATTAAAGGACTTTAAATATCTGCTTACTGTAGATCTTCCTATATGAAAAAAGGCTGCCATCTCTATGCCTGACAGTCCTTCATTCAAATATTTGTGTCTAAAAATTGACTCGTTGATATTGTAACGTGGCTTACTCATGGGTCTAGTATATCACTAGACCCATAGTAATCCAAGTGAGCTGCATCAATTTCCTGTCACGCCCGTCAACTTACCGTTACGACGTGGCTGGCGACAGATGAGGTTACCAAGCAAGATGACAGCACCGACCTGACCGAGCTGGTTGATTGAGCTCATCATATCGCGGAACTGGAATGCTGATGGGAATGGAACATCTTCGTAGAAACCTTGCATACTCTCAACTGTAGAACCGATGTCACGGAGCTCAGGGCTCTTCTGTACAGCGAAGTCGAGGTATTTTTGGTTAATCCAGAAGAACGTACCGCTTGTAGCCTTGTCATCTGCGAAGATGTCACGACCACGCCAAGTGATAGAGATGAAACCACCTGCACCACTTAGTTCAGCACCAGTGTTAGGTCCTGTGCTTCGTGGAGTCTTACCGTCTACACGGTTGTACCCACGAATGCTTGTGCTCTCGTAGCGTGCGCTAAGCATTGGCTGAATAAGACCTTCAACGTAAGTCCAGATAGCCTTAGTAGTAAGACCGTAGTCTGGAGATTCTGAGGTAGAGCTTGCAGCCGATACGTTGTCAAACTCGCTTGATAGGTAGCTGAGTGTGATCGTACCGTTAGTTACAGCAGTTACGTCTGCGTCAAGGAATGGGTAGGTAGTACGAGAAAGCCCACCGTAGGTTGGAGCGTTTGTACCGTTGTCTACTACGTTGCCAAGACCGTCGAATGCTTTACCAAGACCAAAGCCATAAAGCTCTGTACCGATAGCATCAGCCATTGAGATTTTAGCCTCGTCCATCTTAGCTGTGAGCAGTTTAATAACCTGAGATTCAGTGTTACCGTTTACTGCGGCTTCGATGCCAGGGATAACGATTGATTGGTACTGACCAGTCAAGTAGAACGTCATCTGACGAGTGTTGTTTGTTGCGGCAGTAGAGAATGTGTCCATGCCGTTAAATGAGCCACCTGTCGTGCTAAATGCAGTCTGGATAGGCACGTTGTAACTAACACCCTCCCAGTCGCACGTTTCCGACAATATCTTGCTTGTGAAGACGTTGGAGTTCGACACCTGGTCTACAAGCGCAGGCAAAATGTACTGATAAGTAATATCAGATACGCGGTTGGTAAAAATTTGTCCAGCCATATTTTATTCCTTATTGCTCCTTATATTTACTATAAAAAATAAGAGAGCCCTGCGGCTCTCTTACCTTTATACACTCATTATACAACGAGAGGTAGAAGCGTCAACTATATTATTTTTTGATCTTCTCGAATACGTCCTTGATAAAATGCTGCGCTTCCTTGTACGTTGACGGGATTGTAGTGTTCCTCAGTTCCTTATCGAGCTTCTCTGCTTCCTTAGCAGTAAGCTGTCCAAGGTGCTCTAGCGTTGCGATAAATAGTGTGATGTAGTTTTCCATTAAATTCTCCCCATCTTATATAGCTGATAAACACGGTTTAAGTCTGTTCCCGGAGGCAGTGGTCGGGCCTTAGTTTCAGGCGTAGTGCTTTGTGGTGCACCTACCTTAGAAGCTACTTTCTCCCTTTGTGCCTGGTTCTCAGATTTAACCTCTTCCTTTTTAATAGCTTCCTTTTGTTCTTTAGAAGCCTCTTTAGGATGCAGTGCGTAGTAGCGATATGCTGCGTCCTCATATGATACTCGGTACATACGGCCTGAACCATTATACTTAGTGAAATAGTCATCATTGATCTTCTTGTAGAAATCATAAATCTTATTAGATTCGAGTACAGCTGGGTCATCATTAAAGCGCGGGTCGTTCACTTCGTACTTGAACTTAGGAAGCATGCCAGCCTTCTGTAGGCTTTTAACATCGTTCTGAATATCTACAGCTTCGAGGGCTTCGAAGTCTGCTTGGGAACGTTGAGCCTCTTCTGTACGGTACTTCTGTAGCAAGTCGCGCGCGTTGACTTCCTGAGCCGCGAGTGCTGCGTTAAATGCTAGCTCCGCTCGCTTAGAAGCAAACTCAAAGTCGTCTGGAAGTTCTTCTAGACGTTTAACTGTGAATACTTTATCTTTACCCTCTTCACCCTGGTGCCCCATTACCTGGATGGTTGGGAGGTTATCAATAATGTACTTCTGCCAGTCTGGGAGCGGTTCTAGCTTTGTCTCTTCTGGAATCTCTTCAAGTTCTACCTCTTCTGGCACTTCCTCTTGGGGTTCTTCAACGGGAATTTCTTCTTCTTTTTTAGGATCTTCCTTAGCAGGTTCTTCTGGTACGGCCTTGAGGAGTTGATCTACTTGACTCTTTAGAGGACGATTAGGGTTGAGTTTGAAACCCTTGTCCTCCTTGTTCTCTTCCTGCTGGACTTCCTCTGCTACCTCTTTGTTTGGTAATACTTCCTCTTCCATTCTGTTCCTTCCTTATTAAACTGGTGGTAACTGAGCTGGGTTGCCAAGGTTAACGCTAGGCTGAGCTGGCGCGCCGTTTGGTGTGACTGGCGGAGCTGTAGGGCCAGGTGTTGGCTGTTGCATAATAGCCTGCATTGGTGATGGTTGTCCAGGGGCTTGACCCACATTACCCATAGGCGGTTGTGGCATCTGTGGAGCTGGTGGCATACCCATTGGCATCGGAGGTTGTACCTGCTGTAAACCAGTAGCAAGTACTTGTGGTGGTAACGGTCGTTCTTGCTCTGGAGATTGAGACATCTGGTGAAGCTCCTGTTGAAGCTGGAACCTATCTATAGCCTTGTTAACGAATCTAATTGTATTGCTTTGAACCTTGGCCTTGGATTTCATAAACTCGTCAGAGATAAGGAGCTTGCGCATCTGCTCGATATACTCGTGAGTTGGGTCTTCCCTGTCTTCTGGAGTTTGGCTGTTCATTAGCTGTGTCCAGTCAACCACTGCATCACTGTTTGCGTCGTTGATAGCAATATCCATAGCAAGTTGAGTAGGGTCTGACTTCCACTTCATAAAGTTATCGTAAAGCTGCTGCGGATCGTCCATATGAAGCAGTTTGTAGCCGTCGTATGGGCTGATAACACCTAACTTGAGTAAGTTTACAGCTACAGACTCTTGGCGGCTCTTATCGAACGGCAGTGTGGTACCTGACTGAACTTTAACGCTCATTCCCTTCTCAACCTTATCTCGGTGCATCTCAATGAAGTCGAATTTACCATCTCCGCCGTTTACTGTGGCATAGTGAGACTCTGTATACCAAACCGTTATCATCTGTGCGAGGAACTGGAAGTATTTACCCATTCCGTAATCAACTGAGCGGACGATCTTATCCTGACGACCAGAAGCTTGGTTTTTAATCATCATCGCTTCTGATGCTGTCTCGGTCTTGTTTTCGTCTGATCCTGTGAACTGTGATGGCGTACCAAGTAGATTGTGAATAGCCTGCTTTGCGTTAGACACTTCTCCAATAAGCTGAGCCGATACCATTTGAGGGTTGAGCTGTGCGACTACATCAGTAACGCGTTGGTTAGGCTTTGTTTTTACTAGGAGAAGCTGGTTAGGGTCGCCTGTGAAGTTTTGTGCATCATCTTTAGTCATTGCGTGAGCATCAATAACCTTGAACCCATTAGCCGTGCCGATATTATCAAGTAACTGTCGGCCTAGCTTATTAAGAATGTCCTGCTGTGGGATAGCCTGTTCTAGGGCGTTAGTGCGGTCGATCCAGTGTGAGCCATCATTCGTGAGGTTGAATGGAATAAATGGCTTCATAGGAGCGTCTAGGAAGTTCTCACCCTCGTTGTCGTAGAGCCAGTTAATGTTACGAGACTTATCTAATACGATGTTATCCACGTACCACGCGACTGCTTCTTGTGGCTTATTATCTGTGTCGTAGTAAGTAAACCATACCTCTCGGTAGGCTACCTCAGCGCTCATATTGCGTGAACCTTTACGCTTGATAGAGAAGTGGTCGAGAATGGTTTGTTCTTTATCTGGGAACTTAGCGCATAAGCCCTCTACAGAGTCCTTTAACACGTGACAGATAAAGCGTGGATTCTCACCAAGCTTAGCATTCTTGTCTATAATTACGTGATTGGGGTCAACAACCTCTGGGACAATCTCACCATTCTTTCCGTAAAGCGGGTCCCACCTTAGCTTAAGTAGTCCAACGAACTTACCCACCATGTTGTATACAGCGCCCTCTAGCTTACGTGGTAGCTCAAACTTCTCTGAATGAGAGTGCATATATTTCTCTAGGTTTTGAGCAAGCACCATTGAGTCTGTTTTATCTGAGGCTGGATAAACTTCGGCATTAGGCGTCTGAGCGCATACATACGCTAGTATGGCATCCATACCCACAAAGACTTCATTATCAATGTATGGGGTTTGGTGGCGATATAGTTTGTTTTCCTCAAGGTGTGCACCTTGAAGCATCTGGGCGTTCTTTAATCGCTTGTTCTTGAGATTAAAATGGTTAATGTCATTATAGTAGTCACGAGAGTCTTCAATGATTGTGTGTAGATTCTTAATGATATAGTCATCTTCGAGCTCGAGACTGACTGATGGAAGTAAATACAGCTCACCGTCTTTGTTAGCTAGATCATCTAGGTTGTAATCGCTCTGTGGCTGTGCGAACAATTGGGGGTTAATGGCTGTTCTCCTCTATAAAATAAGCCGCACGAATATGTACGGCTTAACTACCTTATAGTTGAATTGTACCATATTACTGGAAATAAAAGTTGTATACTGTCTCACAACCGTGGCACTTTTTCTGCACTAACCCCATGTTTTGTGGTATCTCAAACTCTGGGTAGCCCTCACCTTGCCATACTGCTACTACATCTCTATTAACGTGGAACAAACGCGCGCGACATCGCATGCAGAAGTACGGCACGGCGTTCGCTAGGTTGCTCTTAGTTAAGATAATACTCCACGTCCACATTACATACTCCTCCAATCTCTGTCACCCGCTCCACTTAATAGCTGTTGTATGTCTATACCCGTCCCTTCAATAGTACCATCACTTTTACCAACCCACTCAACTTTGGCTCTCTCTCCCTCTGGAGGGTTTCTATCAATAAACCCATTAGCTATCTCGTATTCTCCCTTGTAGTTTACTGCAAAGAACTCTGTCTGTGTCCTATGGTGAGATGTCCAGTCGTGTACAGGCTTTGTAATAGGAGTTACCGACTGGCTTGTCTCTTCACGCTTAGGGTAGTGAGCGTTCTTTATACATTCAATCCACCACTTGACGCCTGGGGTGTCATTAGCTACTAGATGAGTGAATAAGCGTCTTGTGGCATCCCTACGGTGTACCCAGTCGTTTTCCATATCATTTACTTGTACATCTATTCCGTGGTCTTCAAGTATCTTGTATGGGCTCACACCTGATTCGATATGTCGCTGCTTACCTGACGGGTCACCAAAGATAATGTCCTTACGCCATTTCTTGGCCTTTTCAATGAATTCTAGTTGTTTGTCTGTGTATACAAAGTTATGCTGGCCTCCACACCAAGGGCACTCAGGTACGTTCACGCAGTCCTCTAGCCCTAAGAACGGGAAGTACCATTCCATAATGTGATCTGATTCCTCATGTGCATCTATCATAGCTACCCAATCACTATTCTTAATAGGCTGGTAATATCCTAACGATACAGCATCTAGCCCTAAGTCCATCGCTACGTACATAGGAAGCTCCTCATCATATTCAACCAGCTGAATAGGAACGCTGGCAATCTCTGGGTATGGCCTACCAGTCTTTGAGTATTCCCAACTAATATCTATTTCGTGTAAGACTTCTTCTTCACTGCGCCTAGACTTCTCATACTCGTACCACTTCTGATCCTTATGTGGGTGAAGTGACCAGTGCCACGTCCTCACTAAAACCTTCTCAGAGAAGCGTAACGTCTTAGCGTAGGATGGTTCATCAGGCGGTGTGGTAACCCCGTGACGGCAGTGTGTGGCGTCACCTGCGGCCGTCCATGAGCTTCTAGCGTCAGGCCAGAAACCTATCTCGTCAAAGAATACATCCTTATAGCGACCACCACGAGAGAAGTTCTTGTTTGAGCTTTCGCCTTTAAGTACATTACCGTTCTCTGGGTTTACTAGCTTCATGTATGTTCGATGCTTCTTAGTATCAAAGCCCTCCGGTAGAATGAGTGGGTCTTTTATGTTCTGTATGAAATAATCCAGCTTCCCATATAAAGAAGCCAGAGTACCATCGTCTACATACTCTTCTTTACGTGAACCTAAAAGTCCTTGATACCCTTCTTCAAACAGCCAAAACCAAAAACGTACAGCCAACGCAAGCCACGATACCCCCATATCCCTAGACTTCTCATCCAGTACGTCATAGCCCTCTCTAATAGCCTTTACAAGCCCTACAACGTATTCTTTCTGGAAATCATATAGCTTAAAGGGCAGGTTGTGTGGGTAAGCCTCAGGACGTGGGTCAAACGTGTAGAGATAGTGCTCGATAAAGAACACACAATCTTTACGTGCCTGACGCCTATCAGACTCATCAAGGAGCTCAATCAGATAGTTTCTGTCGCTCAAGTTCGTCATTTATACGGCTACGCAGTTCTTCATCTGTAAGTTGCTTTGCTTTATTAATACTTTCACCAGCACTTGTAATATCTGTTTCAGTCTTTTCAACATATCCATGCTTACCACTGAGTATAAGCTTAGCAATAGTAGCGTTATACTTTCCTAGGATAGAGTTTTGTATCAGCTTTTGCCCTTGGGCTTGACGTAATTCCTCAACGATGTCGGAAAACTCTTTATTATCTTTTTCCCATTGGTATATTGTGTCTCTGTTAATATGTAACGCAAGTGCGAGCCCCTCTATTGTTGGTAAGAGGGTATGGATACTCACGTCTATCTCTTTCAAGTATTTACGAGCTTCCTCAATTAGTTCTGGTGTAAGCTTTGTAGGTCTAGCCATATCTATCATCAATATAGCACAATAACCAGAATTAACTGGCCTATTTATCATTTAATTGTAGTATCACGATGACCTGTCACAAGCTTTCAAGTAGTAGCACACGTGTTAAGGGTGAATACTTCTATTTTAGCATAAAGAAAGCCCCCTACAGTATGTAGAGGACAATCAGTCGTGACCACGAAGGTACTTATATTATAGCACTATTTACTCACCTTCTATACCTGAGGCCTTCTTAGCAGCTTCAATCGCTTGTATTCGTGCATTTGCATACCCATCGTTATATTCTTTGGAGACAAATCCACGCCAGTCTTGCAATCCGATCATGAACTTCTCGTACCATTCTTTACCTGTCATCCTTTTGTCTTTATCAGGGAACTCAGATTTAAGCTGTTCCGTTGTTACGACTCTAGTGCTGTAGACGCTAGCATCTCGCCATCCTTCGTCTACGAATAACTGTCTGATAGCCCATACTGGATTTGATATAGGCTCGATCATATTATTTGAGTAGTCACATCGCGCAATTATCTCTTCTAGCTTCTTATCTAAATCTGACATTCTCTATACTCCTATATCGCTTTACTAGATAGTGTCGTAATCGAGCATACGTTTTAAACCTCGTAACGCTCTTTGCTGGAATAGTAACCCATTCTTTAAGGTCACTCCCATCCTGCCCCGGGCCTCACACCATACCTATGTGAAGAGGCTTAAGCCACAGGTACTCAAATGGCGGCTTAGGAGGTGAGAGAGCGTATATCTTCATACCACTGCGTGGTCGTCTCATTACTCTTCTTTCTGTGATTGCTTAAGGGTGGCCAATTTCTGTATTGCGTCTACAGTAAACATCCCTGGATCATTAAGCCATTTGTTTAACGTTGGTCGAGATATTCCTAATAAATCGGCTATCCACTCACGTGTGTACAAAGGATTGCGCTTTGCATAAAATTGTCGTGCTTTTATACGTTCGCTTTTCCGTGCTTCCAAGGCTATGCGTTGGTCACGAGATTTGATGAGGTGCACTATTAAGTCGAGTTCTTGAGATTCGTTCCTTGAGCTCTCATATAGACATCCGCCGTGATGGTTTGCTTCGCAATAGCCTAATGCACACTTTATCTTCTGTCGTAGTCCATCCTCTTCACCAACCACTTTGAGGACTTCCTTAAGGGGGTTTTCCACAGATGGATGTAGCTCGCTTCTAAACTGTACATATGATTTGAAGTCAAGTTCATCAAACCCATTCTCTTCTCTAATATACCCTTTGAACAGCTGTATGGCTTCGTCCAGGTTCTTAGGCTCTTTATTAGGTGTGTCTGCCATTACTTTGCCTCCAATAGCTCACTATTTTCGTAGATGTTGCCGATGA